TGAGCGTAACTTTAAGATGTTACGTAAACTCCGAAGACGCAGTAGAAGATTTAGATAAATTACTGGAGGATGTAGAAGTAGTTTTAGAGGATAACTCTAGATTACAATATATTGACAGAAAAGGCGTTACACAATATACGCATCAAATCACAGTCATTAGTATTGATACTGATGAGGGTGTACTTGAACCTTATGGAGTTGGTGAAATGACGATAGAGGTTCGATACTAGAAAATACTGACACGAACAAACGTTCAAGTTCAAGTCTTTTCAGGATTATAGGAGAAACTAATGGCACAACAACTATATTTTAGCCGCGATACTAAGGTCTATATTGAAATAGGCTCTGACGTATGGGAAATGCCTGTACTGGACGGCTTTAGCTTTTCACAGGCTACTAACGTATCAGAAATCACACTTTCAGAGATGGAAGATGCAAACCGCAACAGTAAGCGAGGCAAGAGAGCATTTAATGACTCACTAGCGCCCGCAGAGTGGTCGTTCAGTACTTATGTACGTCCTTTCATATCTGCTACTAACGTACCAGGTACTGCTGATACTGCTGCAAATCATCACGCTGTAGAAGAAGTTCTGTGGGCACTTATGGTAGGCGACGCAGCATACGCTTCAAATACTTTTACAGGCTTTACTGCTGATACTACTGATGTAAATATTACGTTTGCAAATTCTAACAAGTCAATTCTTGGAACTGCAAATATTTACTTTGTAGTAGGTAATGCCAATAAGAAAGTCTACAAGCTAGCTGGCTCTGTTGTAAACGAAGCTGTTCTTAATTTTGAAATTGATGGTATTGCTACTATTGATTGGTCAGGCCTAGCCTCAGAAGTTATTGATGATACTGCAACAGGTCTTCCGACTGCAACAATCTACGAAGATACTCAAGCTACTGATAACTTTATTCGTAATCGTCTAACTCAGCTTACTATTACACCTACTACTCAAGATCCTGATGGCGATACTGTCAATGAGCTAGAAGCATCTTACGATCTTACACTAACTGGTGGAAACATTACTATTTCGAATAATATTACTTATATTACTCCGGAAGAATTAGGTAAAGTGAATCTTCCAATTGGTCATGTTACTGGGGGTCGTTCTGTAAGCGGTAACTTTACGTGTTACTTGTTGAAAGATACAGCGGCTATAAACAAGTCTTCTGACTTCTTTGAGGATATGAAATCAATTACAAATGTTGTTACTAACTCATTTGCTCTAACCTTTAAGGTTGGTGGAGGTACTTCAACTCCTCGTCTGGAGCTTGAGATGCCGACTGCGCATATTGATATTCCTACTCATTCAATTGAAGATGTTATTGCTTTGGAAACTAACTTCAACGCATTGCCAAGCAGCATTGAGCTAACTGATGAAGTTTCTCTAACATATGTTGGTGCAGCATAATATTAGCATAGAAAAATAGTTCTTGACTTTTATGTTGAGATCTTCTATACTAATAACAATAAAAGTGGGGGTGTAAAAACCCTCACTTGTTTTCATAAAAACAATAAAAGGATATAAAATGACAGATTCAGCTACTCCTAACGCAGCACCAGTTTCACTGGCTAGTTTATTAACACCAAGCAAGACAGTCTCAGTAGATTTTCCTGGGTACAAGGGATTCTCTGTAGATATTTGTTACTTGGGCAGAGATGAATTAGTAAAACTTCGTAAGAAGTGTATTACTACAAAATTTAATAAGCGTACTCATCAGCCCGAAGAAAACTTAGATGAAGATAGGTTTATTGAAGAGTATGTCAGTGCAGTTATCAAAGGTTGGACAGGTTTAAAGTATTCATACTTAGAAGAGTTTCTTTTGGTGGATATCTCAAAACAGAACCCTGATGACGAACTAGCTTTTACCCAAGAAAATGCAGAGCTATTAATGAGAAATTCTAATAGTTTTGACACTTGGATCACAGATACTGTATCAAATCTTGAAAATTTTACTGGGAGCAAGTAGCCCGGATTCAGGATTTACTTGCTCGATATGTGAAAGAACAATCTTCACCCGTATCTATAGGTCAATATCTAGAGATATGTGAGCAATTGGGCCAGGAGCCTGATCCCCAAAAGATGCCACTTACTGAGTCGGACTTTCCGGCAGAGGTTCAAGTGGCATTTTTTATGTTTAGCCTTCTCTCAGATACTTGGGAAGGAATGTCCGGGAGCTATCTAGGCAAAGATTGGGCCCATTGTTCCCAACTTTTTGAGGTATATGAAGTAGAAGATCAAAAAACTACAATATACTTAATGAAACTGTATGAACGAATTTTAATGAATTATAGAGCGGAAGAAGCAGATAGAAAACGAAAAGCAGAAGAGCGTAAAGCTAAAAGCGGTGGAAGTGGAAAAAACTACACCCATAATGTGACCGGCTAATGGCAAAGAATAAGATATCCGTAGACTTAGAAGTCGATGACAAAGGTAGCCTAAAGAAAGTATCTAATAGTGCTGATAAAGCATCTAAAAGTGTAGATAAAGTTGCAAAAGGCTCAAGCACTGCCGACAGGAATTTAAAGGGAGTTGCAGGAGCTTCTTCTAATGCTACTAAAAACTTCTCAAAGATGTCACAAGGCATGGGCGGGGTACTTGGCGCATATGCCAATTTAGCTGCTTCTTTGTTTGCGATTTCTGCAGCCTTTAACTTTTTAAAGTCTGCCGGAGACTTAAAAGTATTAGAGCAAGGCCAAATACTTTACGCAGCCAAAACCGGTGTAGCTATGGGGGCTTTAGCTAAAGATATAATTGCAGCAACAGATGCTCAAATTACTTTTTCTGACGCCTCACAAGCTGCAGCTATTGGTTTAGCCGCAGGATTATCTCAAGAACAGCTAAAAGACTTGGGTAAGGCTGCAAAAGATACCTCTCTTATTCTTGGAAGGGACGTAACAGACTCTTTTAATAGACTAGTAAGAGGTGTCACAAAAGCGGAGCCAGAACTACTTGATGAATTAGGCATTATTTTACGCCTCAACGATGCAAATGAAAAGTATGCAGCAAAACTGGGTAAAAGTGCAAATTCTTTGACGCAATTCGAAAAAAGCCAAGCAGTAGCAAATGATGTCTTAGACCAAGCACGAACCAAATTTAGTGATATTATTGGGGATGATACTGAAGTAAATGTATATAATCAACTAGCTAAGTCTTTTGATGATCTGATACGAAAGGTAAAAGAAGTAGTAGATGTTATAGCAGAGCCTTTTGCAAAAGCAATTACTAAAACTCCTCTACTAGGTGTAGCTGCCCTAGGTTTATTAGTTAAAGGGCCTTTACAGGCTCTTGGGGTTAATTTTGGAGAAATGACAATAAAATCCAAAGAAGCTTGGAAGTCGCAAAGAGCTTACTATACGGACCTAAAGACTCAAGCTGCCGCTGCATCTATTTCAGTACAAGGAGCCACCGATAAATTAAAAGCTCAAGCTGCCCAAATAACCTCCTTAGGATCTAAATCTGCTATCTTGAAAAAACTTTCCGAAGGCGGAGTTCTAAAAGGCCCAGACAGGGCCAACCTCCAAAAAGCTCTTAAAGCCGCAGAGTTGGAGTATAAAGCGTCTGGCGAAATAACAAAAGGAATATTTAAAGGTGTAGATATAGCTATTGTTAGAGACTTTAAACTAGCTATGAACCAAATGGCAGTAGCACAAGAAGGTTTAGTAACAAAAACAAAAATAGTTACTACTAAACTACAGCTATACTGGAATACTGTTAAATTAGGGCTACAAGGGTTAAAAACTGCTGCAATTACTGCAGGAGCATTTATGCTAAATGCCTTTGGATGGATTTCTTTAGCGATCACTTTATTTACTGTGCTAGCTGATTATATGGGCTGGTTTAACAAAGAACAGTCAAAGGCAGAAAAAGCAGCAGAAGCTCTTACAGAAAAGTTAAAAGGATTAAATAAGCAATGGACTAAATTCTATGAAACTCAAAGAAAACTTATGGCTTCAGGTAATACTAGTAGCACTATTATAGGAATCGGTAATCAACTTCAATCTTTAAATATAGAAGAGAATATTACGTCTATCAATAAATTTTTAACCTTAAGGAAAGAAGAAGCACGTTTACAAAAAGATATTAACCGCAGCAACTTAGCAGCTCAGCAAGGAGGTTTTTTTGACAAAAAGATACATGATAGGAATGTTAAAGGTCTTATAAAAATTCAAAAAGGAATTACAGAAGCCATAGAAGAAGAATTTAACCAGTATAAAAAGATGATTCCTTTACTGCAACAGAGAGTTATGCTCACTGATGGAGCAGATCAGTCTGCAACAAATTTGTTAAAAGTTTTAACAGTGGGAGGACCAGCAGAAGAGATAGAGAAAGCAGTTCTTGCTGAGCAAAATTTAGCAATGGCGTTAACCGCTGCAAATGAAGCAGCAAAAGCAGCTACTCAAAGTGTTGGTAGTTTTTATGGGGCTTTAAATAAAAACAATGGAGCCGATGCTGCGCTGTCAGATATTAATAACTATTTTATCAATATGGAACAACAGGCTACTAATTTAGGTCAAGCTTTTGAAAAAGGAATAAGCCCTTTAGAAAACTGGAGAAATCTTCTTTCTAAATCGGATGGTAATTTACAAGCTTTTGGCCTTGGTCCAGAAGAAGCTTCTATTATAAAAGCATATATAAAACAAGCAGATACTATTACAAAGATAAACCAGACTAGGCACGAGTTTGAAATAGCCGGAATAAAACTAGCGACTGAAAGAGAGAAAAAATATAGAACTGCACTTGGGTATGAAAAGGATCATTTAAAGGCTAAAGACGCTGTCGAGGATAGTGAAAGGTCTATCGCTAAGATCGTCCAAGACCGGTTAGATATTCTAAGCGGTGCTAGGGCTGAGAGTTACGACCAATTAGAAGGAGCAGCTAAAAGAGCTTATGAAACTGCAGAACAACAACTAGGACTGGAAAAACAAGTATTATTAACAGCACGGCAAAGAGAACTCATAGAAGTAGCAATACTTGGTATTAAGAGAGACCTGTATAGCTTAGATTTTGAAGGTAAAGTATTAGCGGCACAACAAAGCTTAGTACAGTCTTTGGAGAAAGAAAGAGGTTTAAGACAACAAATATTCAATGACTCCGAAAAGCTAGCAAATTTAGAGAATAATAAAAAACTAAGAGAGTTTGATAAGCGTTTTGGCGCTAATATGTTTATGGATGAAAAAAAGTCGGAGCTAGCTTTACAACTAGCAAAAGACTTCGAACAAAGAAGATTAGAAAATATTCAAGCAGAGTATGATTTAAAAGTACAGGCAATAAACTTAGAGTATGGCTTATTAGAAAGTAGACTTAAAATAGCTCAACTAGAAGCTACTTCAAAGGCAAGAGAGGCAAGCGTTACGGGAGACTCTGTAGCTCAAAGCGCGTATAACGAAATAGCAAACTTAAATAAGCAAATGTTACAAGGCCTTTCCGGACAAAGAGACACGGCCCTAACCGCAGCAAATAGCTCTAGGAAAACCGCAGTTGCTGAAATCTTAGATAGAGTGTCCGAATTAGAGTTTGCAAACGAACAGTTAAGTGATACTTCTCAGATTTTAAATACAATTGAAAATAGTTTTACTAGTAACTTTCAGTCTGCAATTAGCTCTTTGATAGAAGGAACAGCTTCTGTCAAAGACGCATTTAAGAGCATGGCCCTAAGTATACTTAAGTCTATTGCTGATGTAATATCTCAGTTAATAGTAGCGAACATTCTAAAAACTATGCTAGGAGGTCTTAGTACTCCCATACCAGCAGGTCAAGTTAATACATCTGCTCTGAGTGTAGGCTCAGGGCTAGGTCCAACCAGTACTTCAGGGTTTAGCTTGCCAGGGTTTAAAAACGGAGGTCTTGTGGGGAACAAGATGCAAGGATATAATACTGGAGGGGTCGCAAAAGGGCCTAATGCTGGTTACCCTGTAATGATGCACGGAACCGAGGCTATAGTTCCTTTGCCCGATGGAAAGTCAATTCCTGTAAGTATGAGTGGAAGCGCGGGTCAAAACAACAATGTTACTGTAAACGTAGCAATAGACTCAAACGGGAATGCCTCTACTAATACGGAACAAAGCTCTGCAGAGGCCGGTAACATGGGTAACCTAATTGCAAAAGCAGTGCAGAAAGAGCTTCAAAATCAGAAACGTTCAGGTGGCATATTAAGCCCCTATGGAGTAGCATAATGGCAATAGGTTTCTTACTGCTGGACGGGGTCTCGGTGGCTCGTCCAGATAAAAATTTAAATCGTACTTCATCACCTCGTGTGCTAAAAGCCACTTTTGGAGATGGATACGAGCAAAGAATAGCAGATGGTATTAATAATATTCAGGAAGAGTACAGTATTGCGTTTAATAATCGCACTAAAGAAGAGATAGACGATATAACTGCATTTCTTGCTTCTAAGAATGGAGTCACTTCTTTCGACTTTACAATTCCTGACTCAAATAACTCTGGAGAAAGCACTGTTAAAGTAGTTTGTGAACAATATAACCAAAACTATACTTATGGTGACTTCTACGGGTGTACAGCAATGTTTAGAAGAGTGTATGAACCATGAGTGAATTAATCGAATCCGTACAAACTCAAGATCCTGGAAGTGCCTTAATAGAACTTTTTGAGCTTGATCTTGGAAGTACTGTAATATATATGCATTCAGGAGTCGAGGAAGATCTGACTACAATTGAGTTTAGAGATAAGCTTTCTCCATATACTGTTAGAGAGTATACAGCTTTTCCTATAATGATGGATGGGATAGAAGCTTCTTCAGATGGAGCATCAAATCGTCCTTCTCTTAGTGTAGCGAATGTTTTAAGTAGCTTTTCGGACTCCTTAGGAGGCCTAAGTAACGAAGACTTGGTAGGTAAAACCATAGTTAGACGACAAACTCTAAAGAAGTACTTAGTAGGGGAAACCGGAGATACTACGCCGCCTGTAGAGTTCCCCTCTAAAAAGTATATATTGGATAGAGTTTCCTCTGAAAATAGTGTAGCAGTTACTTTTGAACTATCTGCTCCTTTTGATTTATCAGGTATAACAATACCACGAAGAACTTTGGTGGGAAAATACTGCTCTTGGATTTACCAAGGGCACTTCGGAGGGGTCGGAGGCGGATGCACTTGGGCTTTAAATAGCGAAATTCAGACTGCAAACGCTTCTGGGGGCGTTAATACTCATAAAGCATTTTTTACACAAGATGACGAGCCTATTGTACCTGAAGCAGATGTAGCAGCTACTACGGCTTTGGGACATACTGGAGTTAAGGGATATGTGACTTGGGACGAAAACGACTCTTATGTGGTAGATAACTTTGTTTTGCATTCAGATACTGTGTGGAAGTGTGTCTTAGCAAATACTGGAAATACTCCCGAAGCTAACTCAAGATATTGGCTACGAGGCGACGTATGTGGCAAGAAGTTGTCCTCTTGTAAGGCTAGATTTCAGTTTAAGCCTAACTCCCTTGCTTCGAGTAATTCCATTCCTTCAGTGGAAAAGCTTACTAATCAACCTCTACCCTTTGGAGCTTTCTCAGGAAGTAAAAAGTTTAGATGATAGAAGAAATACGAGATCACTTTGAGAAAGAATACCCAAGAGAAGGGTGCGGCATAATAGCAGTAGTAAAAGGAAAAAAGAAGTGGTACCCCTGCACTAATGTTGCAGAGGGGGAAGACGACTTTATACTTGATCCCAAAGAATTTATAGAAGTAAGAAAAGCTGCCGATATAATAGCAATTGTACATAGCCATCCCGATGGAGAAGCTCTGCCTAGTGAAAATGATATAAAGTACTGTAATGCTTTGGGTATTCCTTACCACATATTTAGCTTTCCCCAAATGGAGCTACATACTTTACAGCCTAGAGTTACGTTCAATCCTCTAGTAGGTAGAGAGTATGACTTTGGAAAGTTTGACTGT